TGGACCGGTGACTTCAACGAAAGCATTGGGCTTGCACGGCAAAGTCGCCGTGCAGAGAGAACCCGCCTTCGTTCCAGCTGGAAGCGTGACCGTCGAGGCGGCCCCGACTGCGAAGCCGTCGCACTGGACGACTTCAGGCACATCGACGAACGTGCCAGGCACGCAAGGATCTCCGGCTGACGCCGGCGCAGCCTTGATCGTGAAGACAGCATCTGCCGCCAGATCCGCGATAGGACGGAACGTGAAGGAGAAGCTGACGTGATGACGCACATCAATCGGATGCGCGGCGGTCCCGTCCCAGGCAACGACACCCTGGTGCTGGGAAGCGTGATTAAGGTTCATGGACTTGGTCTCCAGTGGGGGAAATGCCGACCCAGATCAAGGGCCAACGATGAGGATGCGGGCTGCTGGGCAGCAGGCCGTGAAGCCGCCGTCCTCGGCACCGAACTGGTACTTGACGCACCAGGCCGAGCTCTGGCCTTCCCACTGCTCGATCCAGAGGGGACGCTTGTTCACCATGTAGTACGCCTGCTTCCAAGCGCCGGCAGCGAACAAGAAGTCGCCGGTGGTGAACGGGGCGGCTGCCGAACCCTTCGTCAAGCCATGCGTGGCGTCCGGCAGGCAGTTCGAGATGCGGATGCGCTCCCGCACGTCGTCAGGGCTGTAGGTCATCAGGCCTTCGCCGAAGATGAACCGGCCGACCGAGTCAGTCATGGCCGCCAGATAGGCGAACATGTTCTGGTGCATCGTCGCCACGACCGGGCCATACTCGACCGGCGCTGAGGCGAAGAACAGGCGGAAATCCACGTGATTGAACGCCGCCGTTGGGGTCTTGATCTTGGTGAAGCAGTTCGCCGTCAACCAGCCGAGGGGCTCGTTGATGCCGTCGCCAGCGATCAAGGCGCGGTTGCGATTGATCCGATAGGACCGCGACGCTGCCCGGTACATGAAGTCGAGCAGATCGTAGTTGGCCTCGGCCAGGACCTTGCGGACCAGGCAGAAGACGCCACGGAAGTCGCTGACCTTGCCGTTCTTGTACACGATGTTGCCCTCAGGCCCGTACTCGGCGTCGCACTTGGCGTCGCAGTCGTACTGACCGATGGCGCCGTAGTCGAGCACCTGCGGGTACATGAACGTGGACTTGCCGACGGTGGCATTGCCGTAGAGGTCGAGCAGCTCTGCGCACAGGATCGTGCAGTCAACCTCGATGCCGAGCATCTCCGGAGAGAACAGGGCCGAGTCAAGCGAAGCTCCGTCGAAAGCCTTGCGCTCGATGTCCGTGAACGTGCGGACAATCTTGGCCTTCGACTCGATGCCCACATTCATGAGCTTGCGAACCGCCGACCGATACGCCGAAGCATCGACCAGGTTCTCCATGTCCGGCTTGAACTCGAACTCGTTGCCGCCCTTGAACAGGAACGCGCGGCGCTGCAGCTCGACGGCAGACTTGCGGTCGTTGTCAGCCAGATCCGAACCGCCCTTGAGGAGCGGGGCGTCCATCTCCTTCTTGATGTTGTCGATGGTCTGCTCAAGCGCCTGCTGCTTGGTGACGAGAGCAGCGTACTCGATGGCATGCTTCTTGACAGACTCCTTGACCTCATCCGTGTCGGCCTTGACGCCGTTGAAGTGTGTCGTCAGGTCCTTGTAGTGGGTGTCCACTTCTTTCCTGTTAGTTTCCAAGGCGGTCGTGATGTTGCCAAGCTCGAGAGTCAAAGTCTCCAGGGCCTTCTCGGCGGCCTTGACGTCCGCAGGAGCTTCCTTCGTGAGGTAAGTCCCTCGGAGGAGTGAGTGACTGGTGTTCATGGATGTGTTTCCTGATTGTGGATCGGCGGGTCAACTCACCGGGAGCTGAGCAACGCCCTGGCCTTGATCGCAAGATCGGTTGCGGCCCTTAGCTTGTGAACATCCAACAAGGGATGGGTCGGTTCAATGACGCGAGCCGCCTCCTGAGGCGTCTTGCCATGAAACAAGTGAACCGACTTTTTCACGGCCAGCGTGATCCGGTTCGCCTCGTTCCGACTCTTGCAGATGCCCTCGGCGACCAGCGCCTTCTCGAACTCTGCCAGAGTATTCGGGGATTGCTTGATGAAACTCATCTCAGCTTCGGCGCAGGCAGGGAAGCAGACGATGGAAACTTCCATCAAATCCCCGCTCTTTATGATCAAAAACTCGTTGTCGACGGCCTTTTCTTGGTCGACAAACTCAAAATCTTCAAGGATAAAGCCGACAGAAAACGACAAACCGTTGTTCTGCTTGGCGACTTCGTACAGATCCTTGACGTAAGACACGTTCAGATTCATCTGGGCTTCGAGCTGCAACGCCTGACCGACAGTCTCGAGACGGTTGATGACGCCTGCTGGCTTGTGCCAGTCGTGGCCTGCCAGCAGCTTGATGCCGCGGGGTCCGCTCAGGCCTTTGGTGTTGATCGACTTCGTGAAAGCCCCTGGCAGGACCTTGTGGCCGTAAGCGTCCGTTGCTGGCGTCGACGCGATGCCCTTGATGAAGCCGTCGGGAATATTTTCGCCGGCCGCCATCGTCGCTGGGTTGAAAGCCAGATCGCACTCGATTCGATCGCCAGCTTGCCAGGTCTTGGTCATTGGAGAGGCCTCCTGTTCGTGACGCCGTCGTCGGGCGCGTAAGCCGAGCCATCAGGCTTGACCGTTGTGTCAGTTGCTGGACTTTCTTTCGGCGGCCGCGGCGGCAGATTCTCTCCGCCGGCGATCGGCTCGAAGTCCAACGTAGCCCGCTTCTCGTTGTCCGTCATAAAGGGCACAGTGCCGAGGACTTGGCCCAACTTGGCGCGGCCTTCCCAGAGGGCCGGGATATCGTCGAGGTCAAAACAGATCCGCGCCCCCGCAGGGCACAGAGCTGCTGTCATCCCAGTCGCGATGGGCCGCAGGTAGCACGGGACGATCGTGTCTTGCCAAAACGACAGACGGCTTTCCGCGTAATTGTTCGCGTACTTAGCCGCGTCGGCGGACCCCAGTCCTAGAAGAGCGATCGGGACACCAAAAACGCCAGCGATCTGCCGGGTCATGTCGTCGAGGGGCAGCTTCGAGTGGATGTCGTTGAGGTCATTGTCGAGCTTGTGGACCGTGATCGACGTGTTGTACAAGAACAGGATGTTGCCGCTGTCCTCGTTGCCCGGAGCGGCTTCTTCCAAGTGCTTCTTCACGGCCTCTTTCTGCTGGACCGTCAGAGTTTTCTCTGCCGTGATAATGTACTTGACGTTCGGGTGGCCGGACGCGGTATCGAAAGCCCGCTGCATCAAAGCCTGAATGATCATGATCGGCAGGGTAATGCTCTCGATCGCTGCGGGCGTCTTGTTGTACTCGACCAACCCCGTGATCGACGGGAAACTGATCTCAGCCGCGTAAGCCACGCCACCGCCAGTCTTCTCTGCGGTCCGCCTCGTCGGCAGGATCGACTTGCTTTCCTCGTTCAGGCCATACTCGTATTTCTCGACCGTGCCGCGGTTGTTCAGGATGCCGCGGATGTACTTAGCGGCCAGCGGGTAGATGCCGTTGGGCAGGCCGGAAGAGCTGACGCCGACCTTGAAGTGGGCGCGGGCGTACAGCAACAGGTTCAAAGCGATCCAGTACTGCAAGTTCGTCGCCGTGAAGCTGTCGTTGGGGCTCTTCAAGAGGGAGTTGATCGCCTTGATCGAGCTGGCGCCGGCCTGTTCCATGGCGACAACGTCGTTGTCGACTTCGCAGTACCAAGGAACCGATTGGATTGCACTGGAGACGAAGTTCGTGATGCGGTACAGCTGCGGCACTTTACGGACTGCGATCTCAGCCGTCATCGCTGCTGCAGAGGAAAGGAACCGGACCGGCTGCCCCGCCATGAAGTAGATCGGCGACACCGGCTCATCGCTGGCGATCCGTTCAGGAGCTTTCTTGAACAGATAACTAAGCATACCCATGGGATGTTATCAGACCTGTCGGCGGTTAGCAGCCGCAGCGCGGCGCTGCTGCAGGCTAGCGGACTGGACCACGTTGGTGGGCGCAGATCCTGGCGCATGGGACTGCGACGTCGCCATCCGTGGCGGCTGCGAGATCGGTGCGTGATTCCCCTGCAGACGCTTAGGCGGCAAGACAGACCGAGGAGCGTAAGACCGACCACCGCAACCACAACCCATGACAAAAATTCCTTCCGATTACCGTGGAACAACCCCTGTGGGGTGTGAATTATGCTGGCACCCAGCCCCTCTGGGTGACGCGACCCCTCGACCCGTTGTGTAAGTGCCGCCGTTTCCACACCCCCCGGAACGGCGGCACGATCACGATTTCACTTACAACTTGGCAGACCAGGGTATCGCCGGCAGACAGCTGCGCGGACGACTTTCTTCTGCGACGACGATCCATGCTGGCTCACCCGCGCCAAGGCATTGGAGGCGTGGGCTCTGTCGTGGATCGGGTACTTTCTCTTGCCAGGGATGGCGAAGGACTTCTTCGGCAATCCCTTCCGCCGGCGGCTCGTGAGCTTGGCCATGTCAGCGGCTCCGGCACCGGCCCCCGCGGCAATGGACGCCCTTGGCGACGCCGCGCTTCAGGACACCGTTGCTGATCCGGGCAGCCTTTGTCTTGCTCATGCCGCTGCGCTTGAGGGCCTCGTACGTGATGGGATTTTTTATAGATTTACCGTGGGGAAAGCCTGGACTGGCCGGCATCACATCCTCGATTTCTGGCAGCCTTACTGATCTTGGCCCGTACTTCGGGGTCTGCCATTGCCGCTCGTACGGCCTTGCTGATATTGGCGCAGGTTTCAGCTGTTCGTTTCATTCCAACGTGTGCAGCGCCAATTTTGGCCCGGTGACTAGCAGATTTTTTTAACCCCCTCCCTCCTCTTCCGATAGCTTCTTTGTGTTCCGTCGTAAGGGTTCGACCCGTCAGAGTTGCCCTCATCTTAGCAACTGCCTCAGGATCTAGGGGTCGTCCTATCAAGGCCGCTCTTACTTTAGATTTTTGCGACTCTGGCTGTTTGAACCCAAGAGCAGAACCTGCCGTCGGATGCAAATTGTAAAGTTTCCCTTGGATCTTAAACTGGTCCATCCAGTACTGTTCCATCCGAGTGAGCATGGAGCGTTCGACTTCCATCAACACCCGAAACTCAAAAGCATCAGAACCATTCTTTAACCATGAACGTTGCAATATAACGTTGCCATGTTTCCCAGCTATCAGTTGGCTCAAATGGACGGTCAAACGTCTGCCGACGTTGTAACTCTGCCCGATGTAAACGCGACCATTTGGACCCTGTATGAGGTAGATTCCGCTTTTGCGAGTCGTCTTTCGGATGTTTTCGAACGTCAGTTTCATTCGCCATTAGTACACCGCAATAAAAATACCTACCACCTCTTCAGTTGCAAAACCCCGCCGTCTTCGTCCCTGCTACCCGTCTCGGTCTGAGCACTCTCTGTTGCGTATCGAACGCTGTCCCAACCATGGTTGTTCGAGTCGATCGGCACAGACAGCGCCTTGCCCGTCAGCTTATCCGTCATCCAGGAGTACATGTGGGCTTCCTCCCGCATGGCCTCGCAGTCCGGGTTGATGTAAATCTTGTACCCTTGCAGCCACAAGATCCCCGACTTGACAGATCCCGGCCCCTTCTTCGCCGGGTAGATATTGATGCCTTGATTCCCCAGGAACTCGATCGTCCCCGGCTGGCTTGAGTCTGCCTTGATCAGGTGGCCCGTGTCGCCGACCACGCTGCGGACCATGGCCGGCAGCTGGACCATGGGCACCCGGCCACTAGCCTCGGCGGCTATGTAAATCTCTTTCCGCTCTTCGATCACGTACAGCTTGACGACGAAAGACGGATCGCTGCCGAAACCAAAGTCCATGCCGTACAGGGGCGGGCAGTTGTCGGGGACGAAGCAGTGGCCGATTTCCACGTTCGAGAATACTTTCGTCTCGAACGACAGGTCGTACTCGCCTAGCCAGACGTGCTTGTAGCGGTTGAAGTTGCCCCGCTTAAGGGTCTCCAGCTCGTGGGGCATCTCCGTCTGCTCGAAGAACGGATTGTCCGTGTGGTCCACGCGAACCACGATCGAGCGAGGCGGCGGATCGCCGTCACGGAAGTAAGCGTCGACGGGGTCGGTCGGCTTCTCGGGGTTCCAACACCAGATCAGCTCTGATCCTGGTTGCCGAATCGTCGGCAGGAGGATCTCCATGGACTTGGCTTTGATCGTGCGGGCCTCGTCTACCCAGACGATGTCGGCGCCTTCCAAGGATCTCAGCGACTCGACGTTGCGTTCTAGGCCGACGAACAGGAACGAGCTGCCTGTCCCCAGATGAATGATCGACCTCTCCGTCGTGGCGTACTGGCGGCTGAGGCCAAGGGCTCGAATGCGTTTCTCCAGCAGTTCCTTCGACGAGTCTCGGATCGAGTTCTGGAACTGGCGGGCGCAGACGATGCGTTTCTTCTTGCGGGCTGCCGTCGACGTCAGGTACGTGGCGACGGACCAGGACTTGGCGCTGCCGCG